ACTCTACCTCTATTAATAATCCCCAGTTCTTTCATCTTGGTTTCTACATCTAGTTTCCAATTCATCATTCCGGGATTATCAAAATGAACTTTATCATAAACTCCCCAACCATAAGCCCACTCCATCCTTACTTCAGGAACTTGCTTTTTAATCTCTGGGTATAAATCTACAACTGCTTGTAGTGAGCGTTCTGGACTTGATGTGTTGACTAATAGGTATTGGTCTTTTTTAGCTTCTTTGATTAAATTGAAATCCTGCCCATTAGGTATAATAGCTATCTTCTCGTCAGGTATGTTTGGTAGTAATGCTCTGTGAGCGTTTGTTTTAACAAATACTTTATCTATTTTAGCCATTCTCTTATCTGTAAATTCACCCGGTTTCATAACATCATGTAAATCAATAAAGATTTTGTCTGAGTTAATTGGATAATCCAACATCATTGGACTTCTCCAGAAGATAGTAATATCTGTTTTGTTTTTATTGTGCCATTCCCAGAACGGAGCATATACAACACCATTCCAAGTCTTTGGCTCTGTTAGTCCTGTATTACAGTAAACTGTTACATTCCAACCTGCTTCTGCCCATGCTTTAGATAGGTTGATAACAGCTTCTTCTGAACCACCTACTCCTACATCTTTTAATATATCTGGGTTCCATTCATGAGTTGTTGAACCACAGTAATATGAAATATCTTTACCAGATGATTTTGTCTTGGTAAATCTACTGTTGTAAAATCTCCTTACCAAAGGATGTTTCTTTTGATCTTCGGTTAGTTTTTCTATTTCTTTTTTAATAGTATCTAAATTAGTTTCTTTGGATAGTTTTTTAACTACTGCTTCTACCTTCCTTTGTAGTTGAGCAGCAAAATCAATTATCTTTCTAGTGTCTTCTAGTTTTCTACTAGACTTAATTTCTAGTGCTTTGTCAATACATACTAGAGCATCTATTGGCTGAGATGTCAAGACATACTCATTAGCTAATGCCTGTAATGGATTGTAGTTATATTCAAGTGGATTAAACACTGCTATATCAAATATAGGCACTGGCTTCATTAAACCTAGTTTATAGTTGAATATAGCGTCTTGGTGTCGTCCTAATACCCCTAGAACCTCTGCAAGTCTATAATAGGCGTCAGGGTACTCTGGGCGTATTCCAATGGCATTTTGGGCATATTCAATGGCTTCTGAGGCATTACCAGCTTTTTCTGTCATCATAGACATTCTAACTTTAGCTATATACTTTTCTTCATCTGAATAAGACATTCCAAAGAACTTCTTAAATGCTTCTAATGATTTAACCCAATCCCTAATTCCCTGATAAGAGTTGGCTAGGTTCCAGTAACTTCTAGGGTCTTCTGGGGATTCCTTAACCATTTTATTGGCAATACCTAAATTCCTTTTAGCATTGTATTCAAATCTTTCGTTATCTGAATAATGTAATACTTCCGGATCTTCGGCTTTAACCTTTTTAACTTCTCTTAAATCACATAGGTCTTCGTGAACTCTACCTCTCCACTCAACACAACCATCATTTTTAACCAATCGTGTCTTCCAATGGACTACTGTAGGGTTTCCGTCTTCGTCTTTGTCATAAAGGTATAAGAACCCAAACACATCTACTTTGGGGTAATCTTTAACCAGTTGCCTTAGTTCGTATCTCCTGACCATATCGTCAGAGTCTAACCAAGTAATGTATTCGTAATCTTTAGGTACTTGAGCAAAGTTAAAGTTTCTAGCTTTAGAGAAATCATCACACCATTCAAAATGAGATATGACTGCTTTGTATTTCTTACAAACTTTCTCTACTGCTTTGTTTGGTTGGGTAATGGTTATAAAGATACCATCTACCTGTTTCTCTACGCTTCCGAGACATCTATCAAGCATTACAGCTTCTTCGTCTGTCCCTTTGCAAATCATGGCAAGAGCAATCTTATTCATGTACCCTCCAATCTCCAGCATCTAACTCCTTAACGAGTTCTTCTGCTAGTTGTAGAAACTCTCTAGCTTCTAGTTTTCCGCCCCACTCTATAATGTTTTCCTTGTGTAGAATCTCAAAGAACTTCTTGCCTTCGTCTTCACGAATCTTTATCTTTAATCTTCCACCAAATAAATCTACTAATTCCATCTATACCTCCTTGCTTACTCTAAATAATTTATATTCCTTTGCGAACCATGTTGAACCTTTATGACTCGGGTCATTAAATAACCAGTCAAATGCTTCATCACTTAGGACTGCCTGCATCTTTTTATATAGGTCTTCTGGTAGCTCAAATAGGAGACGTCTGATAGCATGCTCTCCTTTTACTTTTAGATACTCTTGGTTATCAGCAGTTTCAAACTTAGCTTGAACATGCTGTTGAAATGCCCTGACCTCTTCTTTGGGCATTACATTTATAAAAGAATCTACTAATTGTTTTATCTCCTCTTTCATTGTTGTCCTCTCTGTGTATCGGGTTAATCACAGAAAGTAAAAAACCCGATAGACAACTATTTATTGGGATTAGTCAATATCCATTCCATCTGCATACCAGTTACTGTCTTGGTTGTGTACTTCTAGAGTCCACTTACCTACAACTGCACGCCTGTCGTAGTCGCCTGAGCGAGCTAAACCGGTGTCAATATAAGGTTTTTTCAAGAAGGAAACTTTTAGTTTTTCAGGACGAATAGCTAATAGTCTTCCAGTGGTATCTGTACCACTTACTTGAACGTAACGATGCTTCAAGATACGTAGAGTACCAAATGCTGTTTCATAAGTTGATACAGTTTTGATAATAGAGGTGTTTCCACCAGCATTATTCACAACTATATTGCTCTTTTGAGTAAAGTCATCAGTAGCTTGACGTAAGAAAGATCCCATAAACAAATCAGTAGCGACATCTCCGTTGGAGTTGTCCCAGTTATCGGACATTAATGCACTTAATAGAGTTGCATTCCAAACTGTTCCCGAACTATGGGAAGTATGGTTTGTACTCTTTGAAACTGCTTCAATGATTCCGCTAACCTTTACTGCTACACCTGATTGTCCAGAAACAAGAGTTGAACGAACCAAGTCGTATTCAACTGAGTTGGCATATTCCATCATAGCTTTCTCAACTTGACGTTGAAGTTCGTTACGACCGTGATAATGCTCAACTTCTTGCTGAGTTCTACCAACCGAAATAGGTATGGCAGTAATCTCAACTAAGTTAGTTAAACGACTAGGAGTTGTTAATGTTCTGACTGTGTAATCACCGATTTCGGCAACTGCACCAGTGGCAGCAGCAGCTAATGTGTCTGTTAAGTAGTGATGAATAGTATCAATAGCTTTAGTCTTTCCTAACATGTTCTGAATCATTGTTTCACGAGCTGTTAAGATTTCAATTGCGTTTAATACTACGTCTTCCTTGCGGGATACATCACTATATGTTTGTAACATAGACATAATTTTGCTTTAGATTATTTTTATAAATCTAACCAAAACTAAATAGTTACTTTTCATCTACAAGGTCCATCACAGCAGATACGGCATTGGTTTTTGCACCAAGATCGTCTCCATCTTTAAGCTGTTGTTTGGCTGTAGTGAGTTTGTCAGTAGCTGCCCCCAATCTAGGGTTGGTTTCCAATACTGACTTCTTGCTCTGAAGTTCATCATAGGCGTTTGTTTTCTCAAACAAAGGTTTCAAGTCTTCAGATTTTGCAGCTTCATCTAAGGTCATACCATTAGTCTTGGCAAATGCATCTATGATTTTACTCATTGATAGCAATCCAGGATTTTTGGCGTAGAAAGTATCCCTGTTATGGGTATCCATATCTACGAACTTTGATGTATCTATTTCAGGAGTGGTAGGTTGGGCTGGTTCTTCTTCGCCAGATAGAACTTTATCTGGGTCTAAACCAAGTTTTTCCAACGCCTTCACTGCTTTGCCGGTTTTGCCGACATAATCAGATGTATCCTTAACAGACTTTAATGCTGTTTCATCGTCAGGAAATTCTTTTCCAAGAGCTTCCCCTATGACTTTAGCTATGTTTCCAACAGTCGACTTATCGTCTGCTGAGCTAAGCTCAGACTCATCAGATAAGGTTTCGTCGGTAGTGTCTTCTTCATTCATAAGTTTTGAAGTTAAAGTGTTGATATATATCCTAAGTTCGGTCGTTCTTAGGTTCAATATTTAAAATGTAGTCATCCCTATTAATGGGAGTGTTCTTGTTTGCCTCGTATTGGCTAGCTATACTGTTTATTTTTGCTAACCAGGCTGTTAAAGAGTTGGCAGCTAATTGTTTAGCCCCAACCTCCTTTAATAATTCTTGAGGGTTCTTGGTAGTTATTGATGTAAGACTAGCTATATCTGAAATGCTTTGGATTATAATGTCTTGGACTATCTCCCAGCCCTCACTATTCAATAGCTCTGTTACTACCCTGCCTCTGTTTAATTGTAATTTTGTCTCCAAGTCTTGTTCCATTATCTAGGTATGTTAGCTGCTGTTACTGCTGGTTGTGGATTTGTTGATTGTGCTGTTGGTTTAGGTTGTTGAGGTTGTGGTTGACCTTGTTGTTCTTGAGGTACTGGAGCTTGTAATGACATAGGTGCTTTAAGTCCCATTAAGTCAAAGATTTCTCTAACTAATGAATCTCTAGCTTCAGGCATAATGCCTAACATACTAATTAAGTTCTGGGATATTACACCAGCATCAAACTTCTCATTAGTAACAAATATCTCTGTTTCTATATCTTTGGTCATTAAGTCTTCTACTACCTGTAGGTATAGAGCATCGTTGGTTTTTAGCTTATTAACAGCGTTTTGGAAAGCAAACTGCAATTCCTCTGCTGTTGGGACTACTCCCATAGCATTCATTTCTTCTAGTTCATCCATAGCTACTTTAGCTACAATTCTTTCTGATAACTCCTTTAAGACATCTTCGCTAACCAATCTAACAATATCTTCTTTTTTAACTTTAGCTGCGATTACTGGCAAGGCATGTCTATCCATCCACCTTGTAAGGAACGAACCAATACCTTCTTTAACCATTTCAAATGCACTTCTAGCACTTTGATTCTGTAATACAGAGGTAGTTGCTGGTTGACTAGCTGGAACATTTTGTCCAGATACTATATCATTAGCTGATGTTACTTTCTGTGCCATTGCTTCAATAATCTCTTGGTCTTTGTATGAAGCTAGTGATGCTTCTTGCATTGGCAACTGTTCTATGTCGTCCATGTTGTTAACAGTAATAGCACCATTTGATACTAAACTAGATAACATTTTAGGAGATATACCTGCTCCTGATTTAACTTTCCATATACCAAGCTGTGATACTGTTGCACGATTAATTCTAATATTTACATTGGTGTTCATCCATAACTGCAACATCAAGACCATTTCAGCTATTCCACGACCATACCATCTACCAGGTACTTTTCTATACCAAGATTCCTCGTAAGGTTTGATGATGTCGCCAGCCTTGTCTTTGTTTGTGTTTAATTCAATTTTATGTACTCTAGCGTTTGTTAGTGTATCTGAGGTAACTATACGCATTTCTACCAGCTCTTCGTCTTTTCTGTTACCAGTTACTAACCATTTAGGAGCTAGCCCCCATCTCTCGTACACATCTATAAATCTAGTTTCACCCCTAACAACTGGTTTGAGGTTTGGGTCTGTAGGATGGATACCTGTAGAGCCAACTACTTCTTCTGTATTAATCCAGTCTTTATAACTTTTAAGGTCTTTAACTGTCATTACAGAGCGTTCTATGACTGCTGGAGTGTCTTGGATGTTATCTGCTAGTGGATCTATATAAAAGTTTAATAGGTCAACTTGGTTAATCTTTAGTTTCCCATTATGTCCTTTGTATGTCTTCCATACTGAAGTTCCATCTATACCAAGAGTTCTTTCCATGTTGTCTAGCTTCTCACCAAACTGTATCTTATCTAGGTAGTCCTTGACAGTTGCCCTAATAAGTTGTGTAGTAGCATAAGCTCTAGGAACTAACGCCCTAAACCTTAAATCTTTTTGGTCTAGGTCTATGTTCTTAACTACATCTTCTACAAGAGTTTCTGTTAAAGGAACCCATATCTTCTTTCTACCAGTAGCAGAATCAAATGGTGATTCAAATATACCCCAGTAGTTCTTTCTTAATGCCCTAATGAGGTTTCTCATATTAAAAGCCACTCGGTCAGTTACAAAACAAGTTGCATCTTCCCAAGCAGTTAATTCTAATCTATTTATACTTATAGCTTCTCGCTCTATATCTCCTGTTACTTTCTGTTTCTTAGCCATGTTTAGTTATATTCTGTTTTATAAATTTCAAACTTTGGTTTTATTATTTCTTGTTCCGGATAGTCTCCTAACTTCCAGATACTTAACGCTAGTGCATTCACACAGTCGTCATGTTGCCCCTCTGGAGCCATGTAGAGGATTCTACGGCTCTTTGTTGATATTTCATAAGTGAAGTTTAATAACTCATCTAACTGAACAGGATTAGGTAATATCTTAATCTTGTCAGATTCTAGTGTTAGAGCTAGTTTTGTTATTAATTCCTTCTTTGATTGAGTAGTGTAACTGAATCCCTCTACTGATAGCCCTTTGCGTATCAGAGCTTCTTCTACAGGGTCTCCTAATCCAGTCTTGTCTAATATGATTTGTGCGTTGTTGTAACGCCTTGCGACTGCTTCTATGCGTGATTCTTGTAATGCCCAGTCTATTTGATTAAATCTATCTAAAAATACTTGTTGATGAGTAGTCCTATCAATGACTGATATTACTGTCCAGTCTTGATGCCTACCAAGATCAACCCCAACATAATAAAGATGAGAACTATCGGCATCTGCCATGCTAGACGTTGCATTGTTACGTATTCTACGAAATACTGTTCCCTCGCTGTCATGCCAGAAACACTCGTATTCTTGTTTAAATAAGTGTTCTGTTGCCTCTGCTCTGAGTTCTGCGAGTTCTTCATCTGTAAATACTTTTGATGTTGATGCTGATAAATAAAATGATTTCCAATTCTTTGTGCCTTCTATTCCAAACCTAAATACTCTATGAAAATGGTTCTTACCTTTAGGTGTTCCTATAAATATAGCTTGACCTTTGTTCTCTGTAAGTATTGGTCTGAAGATAGCATCCCAAACATCCTTCTTCATATCCCCATACTCATCTAATACTAAAAACTGTGGGTTAGCTCCACGTAAGCTGTCTGGGTTATCTGCACCTTTGATAGCAATAACAGCACCATTGACTAATTTGATAGTTAGTTCTGATGCATTTGTTTTAACTATTAAGTCCTTTGGTAGATACTTAAATAGCATATCTGGGTCTTCCCACACAATCATCTTAGCTTGTCGGTAGGTGGGTGCTACATACCAATTAACACTGTTTGGGTGCTTTAAGGCATGTTTAATGAGCTCGTTTACGGCACAAATTGTCTTTCCACACCTTCTATGCCATACAACCACTCTAAATTGAGAACTACAGTCGTGTACCTCTCTTTGATAACTTCTTGGTTTGTAG